TGTTCTTAAGCTGTACAAGGATATTTGTTCTGGCTGCGGTTCTCTATGATTCTTTTGCCAGTCTATCGGAAGATTACAGATACCATTTGCTTGGTTGTTTTTTGTATACTGCAACCCAATATCATCAAATATCAGCTTATCGTCAAAGAAAAACTCAGTAAAAACTACCTTTATTTTAAGCTCTTGGCAAACCTTTTCAGCAACATTGGACCAGAGAAAGAGTTTTTGCGCTATTATGACCAATTCAATCTTCTGGCTTATTATAATTTCCCTGAATTGGTCCTCGAGTTCTTTTATGGGAGTATCTAGCCACTTCCAAAGATGGCAACTCTTAAAGACTCCACTGGATTGATATTCTTCGAGCTGCCCGTGGTCTATTGAATGGACTCCATGCCCTTTCGCAGATAGGTTCTTGGCAACTTCGATTGCTATCCATGGCTTAAGCCTGCAAATTAAGATTTCCATGCTCTATCTCTCTAAATCTATAATTGCGCAGCCATTGGCGGCTTTCTTTGCTTTTAAATAAGCAGTGTCTTCATCAGGGGCTTCTATGATTAAACAAAAGACGAATTTATTCCGGGTTTCTAGGTAAAATCTGTATTTCATATCCATTGGCACCAATTATTTTTGCTCCGTGACCGGATTATCGCCGGCTTACTCCATGCTCTAGCAAATCGCCTAAAATCATAAGAATATTTAATATCATCATTTTTGTTTCTAAAAAGTTGTGCGAAAGGCATACAGCCTATATTCCAAATTTGCCTTAAACGTTGTTCCTCTTCGTTTATGTCTTTCCCAATTAAAACATAACAATAAAGATGATTACGTGTAAAACCCACCTTTTTTAGAATCTCAACAGCCTTCTTTAAGGGTTCTAAAGCATTGGGTTGGTCGCAAGCAAGCCAAATAGTTTTAATATGCAATCCTCTTAAATCTTCTGCAATTTTTGGAGTTATACGATATTTTTCCAAACCACCTTTAAATTCAATTGCTTTTTCTTTTCGAAGCATGGATAAAACTAATCTCCAATGTCTATCCGAACAAGCTAGAATATTATTATCTTGAATAATATTCCCCTGAGGAAACTCATTAAATTCAATTAAATCTTTCCTTACTAAACAGAAGTCACAATGATTGGGACAACCGCGAGAAGTTATTGTAATGCCTTTTCTAAGATAAATTCCGGCTTGAAATGGTTTTTTGCTTTCTCCATTGATGGCAACTCCGCCTATCTTAATTTTGCCATATCCTTCCCATTGTTTAGCTAATTCTTGCGCTTTGGGCGTATCCCAGGTAAAGCAAACAGAAATGTGTATCTCATCATATTTAGGAGTATCAAAATATGGTAATCCAAAATAACAATCCTTATCTGTAGGCGACATATTTGTTTTTGTAGGAAAAACTCTGGCAATTCTCATCTATTATCTCTTCTCAAAAGCAAAAGACCAAATATCCTCACGGCCGGCTCGGATCTCAAAATTATCTATGTCTATGCAGATAAATCCATAATCAAGCATACATTTGATCAGCCCTTGAGTGGTAAAATACCAATAATGCTCATCGGGCCTAAAATGTTTTGAGCGTAAAACATGAGCCATATCATTGAATATGGGGATAGATATGAATAACTTTGTTTTGGAGGGCATTGCATTCAATAACGAGGAAAGATCTTTTATATGTTCGAAGCTATCAAAGAATGAATAAGCGGGGAATACGCTATCGTATAGATTGATATATTTGTCTATTTTCTTAAGTTCTTCGATAGCGGCCTTATTTATATCATATCCGAAAGTATTCTCCCTTGCCTTGACGAATTGGCCGCAGCCTACTCCGACATCAAGTAGTTTACCTGTATAGTGCCTGTCAATAAAAGCTATCCGGCCCTCAGTTAGTTGTCTGCCTAGCTCTGTTTTGGCATATTGCTCATATTTTTTGAAGTATTCCTCATCGTATTCGCGGGGAATAATATCAAGAAAACCAAATTGTTTATTTACGTCCCATAATAAATTCATTTTATTCCTGCTATTGTCTGCTCAAGCCTCATAAGTATTTTATCTTCTGGTATATCTTTATTGCATCTATGGCTATTATTCAAACAAGAACAAAAAGGTTCTGGCTCGACATATCCAAGATGAAACAATCTCGGATCGCTTAAAAAAGCATGCGAGATATATCCGCCGTAGATGATAAACGCTTTCCTGCGGAGCAGTTGGCAGATTGGGATTATATTGCATTGGATAGACAATGCTAAATCCGAACGGTTAATTAAGTCCATTGTTTCCCAAATATTCAAATGATTGACTGCGTGGCGGTCTCTTTTCTCGTCTATTCCTGTCGGTTCTATACCATCAAAGTTTTCAGAATTGCCAATATCTCCAACAGAAACAAAATAATATTTGTCTTTAAGATAGTTAATACAAAGTTGCATATACTCCATTTTGCAGTTTCGGCTGGTGTTAGCCCATTCTTTACGCACGGAAGGCAACCGGATAACGCATAGCTTTTTACTGCTTGTTTTTACCCTTTCCAGTATCTTATCAACGTTTTCAGTTTGCTTAGGGTTAAACTCAAAATAAAATTCGCTATCAAGCGGAACGATTGACTCAAAAGATTGCATTATAGTCAAACCTTTCTTAAAGCCCTCTCCGTAGTTAAAACGAATTTTCTCTCCACGTGGCTTATGTCCTGCGGATTTGGAATAAAGCCCATTATTAGTCATATTCTTAAGCTGGAGTTTTAAGTTTGTAGTGGGCTTAAAGCAGTAGACATTCGGGAATTGAAACAACTCAGGAAATGGCGTATAAATAAACACTTCTCCCTTTTGTGCCAATTTATGTACAAAAGGGATATGATAGATATTGTCTCCGAAGCCAAAATAGCTATCTAAGATATAATTCATAAGCTGGCTTGTAAAGTGTGATATTTGTTTTTAATGAGTTGAAGCATAGTTTTTTATTCCTCAACTAAAACACAAGACCAATAAGAAGCGGCTATATTGTTAGTAGCAAAAGATGAATTTCCACCTTCTGTACTAGTATCTATATGCGCTGTTTCCCCTTGCGCCATATAAATTACTGCTGAACCACCAACACTAAAACTTTCCCCACCGCCGCCGGCAGTATAAGTGCCGTTGCGGAAATTTACATCTGGGCTACTACTTACATCTATTGTAGCGGTCGCCCATTCTTCTTGCCCACTTGAAGCATTGTTATTAACCCACAGGGAAACTGCCATTAAATAATAGCCTGAAACTGGAGCTGTAAAAGTATTAGAAGCAAAATCCGATCCAGTATCAAAGCCATCGGTCTCATCAAAAGAGGCGGGAGTGCCAGCTGTTGTCAATCTCACGCGGAAGGCACAATCGGTTTTTAAATTAATGGTTTGCCAGTTTCCTCCTCCAGTACCATTTGATTGAAAATATTGCCCGTTGGTCCCGCCAGTAGTATCGATATTGGTCATTAATACTTTTTTACTGTCTGTTCCGTCGTGATCGTGGCCGGTGGTAGTATTGAACTTACTATCAACATACGGTTTGCTGCTCGGATTCAATAATTCCCATCTTGTATTAGCCAAGTTATATTCTAACATCATCACAAAGCCGGCGGCGGGGATGTCTCCTGCTAATAAAGCTGAACCTCCGTCTTTAGTAATTGTATGGGTGGTTAGGCCATCTGGGGCAAAGGTTGGCGTGGTAGAGGTATTGGCCCCCGAGGCTATCACGGCCACAATTGTCTTATCGGCCAAAGAAATATTCGGGTCAAAATCTGCGGTAATGGCATCTACTGTCCCGGCTGCTGAGGCGATTTGGATGGCAGTATCTATTATCCATGCATCATTTGCATTATTTCTGCGTTTTAATCTGGCTGTAGATGTATCAAACCACCACATATCCGGATATGTAGTGGAGGGATCAGTCGCTCCGGCATTATTGGTGACGATGGCCTGTAAGGCTGAATTGATATCGGCTCTGACGGCGGCGCCGGGAGCATTATCAATAACATAATCGTGTTGCGAAGCAGAA